TGGCTCGAGGTAGGTCCAATCGGCCAGTATTTCAGCTACATTGACACCGCCTGGGACAAGGGTGTCCTGTACTTCTATAGGGATTGGCTGCTTCTGCAGCCCCGGAGCGAGGCGCGCGATTCAAAAATAAACTCTTTAAATTCTAAGCTACAAGCATACGAATGCCGTCGACGATCGTAAATTTGGAACCCATCCCTGTGCACCGTCAGAACGCAATCGCACCCAGTCGCGCTCCCTCAGCTTGGGCAGACGAAACTGAGGAGGACGATGAGTTCATCACGCCACGGAAGTGCGTAAAGGCAATCAGTGCGGATCAAATCCGTGAGCTAGACGCTAACAACTTCGTTGCGGTGCACAACAACTTCAGTGCACTGGATCCACCAGACGCGCCATCTGCCGACCGTCCCCCTTGTCTATCTTCTGCAGCTTGCCCAAGTTCTGAGGTGTCTGCGCCTGTGAAGCGCACTGCTGCTCGTAGTCGGAAAGCGAAACCTGCATCTCAGCCTTAACCTTGGCGTACTCCTTGCTGTCCATTGGCTGTACCTCCATGTACTTCTTGCGCTTCTTCATGTAGGTCTCCTTGAATTCCTCGAGTGAGTAGTGCACGAAGCGCTCGCGTGGCATGAACGATGCTTCCTTCGAGCACTGTAGCAGGAGCACGTCGCCGTGTATTTGCATCTTGAAGAGGTTGCTTGCGAGTGCGTTCATCGTACCAAACTTCCCTGGGTGGTAGAAGAGGCAGAGCTCCTTGTCCTTCTTGCCCTTGCGAAGGATCTGGAAGCACTGCGGCTCTATGTTGTGCATCTCGGCGGGTTTGATGTGGCGCTTGTAGTCGAGCTTTCCGTCCTCAGTGTCGAGGAGCAGCTCCTTGTAAAACCCATCTGCACTTATCTTGACTGCAAGGACCTCGTCAGTGCGGTAGCAGCACGCATTGTGGAACTGTGCAGCCGTGTATGAGTTGTCGCCGCCGGCAAAGTGCTCGAGCTCACAATAATGCGGTGCTTCTTCAATGTGGACGCCGCCGACACGCTCCTTGATGTGCTCCTTAATCTTGGCGAGTTCTTCAGGTTGCTCCTTGTACACATCACACGCGTGTGCGAGGACGGACTCCCAGTTGCAGTACGAGCCGAGCTTCTGCAGCTTGCCGTCGTTCCACTTCGGCCAGTAGCAGTTCGACGAGCGCATGGGGAAGCCAGTCCAGTCGCATTGGTAGTAGGTCTCGTTGTGCAGCTTGCGTTTGCCCATGTGTGCTCAGGGTGCTTCTGTCGGAAAGTGCATGGAATTCTCCAGATCGCGCACCGGAAGGTCCAAAACACGAGCACTATTGCCATTCACATGAACAATGGGCTGTGAACCGTCGTGTCGCCATCGCAAGGGGTTCAGTAGTGTGGGGTCGAGACCGTGGTGAATGTTGAGACCGTGCTTCGCTGCGGCCTTCTTACAGTGGTGGTGTGTTTGCTCGTCCCCCCACACTCTCGGCATAACGACCTCCGGCCGCCGCATGTACATAATCGATGCAGCGGCGATTAGAGTCCAAGCAAGTGTGTCGCTCATATAATCTATTCTGAGAAATTAGCGCGTGTAGCCATCCCTGTCGAATCGCCTGTGATTCGCTCGCCGAGCTGCCTCACGCATCTCATGCTCAATGTCCCCCGTACTCTTGTTGATCAGAGTGCCATCCCAGATCTGCTGCTGAATTGTAGGCAGTTTGCCCGTTCGCCTAATACTGTCCCCGCCGCACAATTTGTCCCCATTCTGCTGCAGTACATACTTGTCGCTTGCATCGAGCATGCGCACAGTCGGCATGAAGTGATGCACAGCGCCTTGGTGTGCGTCTTGCCAGTTGAGTGCGGACTGATATGCAGTGTAGTCCATTGCACGTCCTCGCTTCGTGCTTGTCTTGTGCTTGTCGCTCGAATCGTAGACCCAGTTCTCGCGGTGCATTGGTTCAACTGTAACTGTGAACTCGCCACTGGTCATGTACTGATCGGCCGAGCTCATAGCACGCGTAACCTCCGCATAAGTGGCCATCAATTACACATAAGAATATTACATGCCGGTGAAACTTGCTGTCATGTCGATAGCCCCACCTGAGAGCGCTCCGATGCCGACCTGCGTCACAACACGGTCAGCGTTCAGTGCCAAGAAGCCTTGAGTAGCCACATCCGTGCCGATCGCTACGATGGGACCGGTCAAAAGGGACGGGTAACTCTGGAATGGACCGACGTATCGAAGCGCAACGATCGCAGCCATCTGCATCGCGTTCTCTGTGAAGAAGTTACCCCAGCCGCCGTAGCTCATCACTCGTGCATTAGAAGATCTTTGAGCTCGTAGGCCTTATAAGTGTGAGTGTATGGCGTAGTGCCAGTCGGCGCTCTGTCTCCTCCAAGTGCTGCGGGTCGATCTAGTAACATAGGGTCCATCACCGCACTCGCGAGAGCTGTCACAACTGATGAGTACGTGCCGCTCATCGGTGGCTCAACGCGTGTGTCCGTCACTTTAGCTTGCACAGTGGAAGCTGCTTGTTGCACTCTTGCTGGGAACATCACTCACACCTCAGAAACTATAATCGCCACGGCGACGAGTGCAGCGGGTACAGCCCAGTTTATAGACTGCTTCTGCTGCTGCTGTGCAAGTGCGCGTTGCTCGTAAGCATACTCTAGTTCCGCAGAGTACTGCGGCTCGTGTCGTTCCTGATTAACCGGTGCAGGTATCGTAGGGTCCTCCGTAGGGTCCTCGTCCTCGTCCTCCTCACCGCCTAAGTCTAAATTCATGAGTTTGTCCAACATTTCATCTCGCAGATGTTCTCTTGCATCTTTGCGTGTCTGTCGCCTCAGTTCGCGTTGCTCCGCTTCTCTTGCCTCCCGTCGCGCTCTACGCCGCAACTCACGTCGTGCTAGTCTTCTCGCACGCCTCGCTTCCCGCCCCATTTGCACACCCTCCTCTATAAACTCGCGTGTTACTCGACGTGTCTCATATTTGATCGCTTGCCTAGCGACAGTCGCTCGAGCTGGTGCTTGAGGAGCGTGGACTCGAGGCGCTTGAGGTGCGTGAGGTACTTGAGGTGCGTGAGGTACGTGAATTCGAGGCGCCGTAGTCCCTGCATGCTCTGCAAGAATAGCGGTCTCCTTTGCGGCTACATGTTCAGTTAAATGCACTGCCTCGTTTAAGACTGCGTGTTCAGCAGCTTCGCCGGCAAGACGAGCTGCAGTTAATGCCGCTCTACTGCCTCCTCCTGTAAACGGTGTTCCGAGATCGGCTGCCAGGTTTAAGCCTGCATCCATAAAGTAGTGCTTAGCTTCTTCGCCGTGACCTGTAACGGCAGCACCGATGCCCTGACCAGTCCGTACTATCGTGCCCACAAGTGGAATGTTATTTACATTGACGACTGCATTGTAAAGCCAGTCGCCCCAACTCATCACGCACACATTAGAAATGTTCTAACTCCAATATGATGTCAAGAACCGTTATCGCTGCTGGTTTGATGATACTTGCTGTGCTGTATGTCCAGCAGCATCGTGATGTGGATGTAGGCCCGGACGACTTCCACAAGGACAAGGTGCACGCGGAGGCGCCACGCGAGCGTCACGTCCCTACAAATGACTTTGCAGCATTCATACAGGCGCCGCAGCTGGACGCACGCGTTAATAGTGACGTGCCTCAACTGCTGACGAATTTGTAGCCTTGATACACTACGACTGCGCCAAGTGCGAATGTAGTGATCGTTGCCACGCCCTGCAGTGCGCCTCCAGCAATTGGGAGTGCACTGTCCAATACGTGCTCGATGCTTTGCTCCAGATCGCTCGGGTTAAAAAGATGTGGTATATTAGAAGCAACATTAGAAGCAGCATTTGCAATTGCGTTTTCAAATTGTGTCAAGCGCATGTTGGCAATGAACGCACCGCCACCGTACAAGCCCAAGTTCATGCCAAAACTACCAGCGGCGCTCTTCCAATCGGTCTCGTTTTTGTAGATGTGTGTTACATTGTGTTCGGACGCAGCTTTACTCATCGAACTTGACGACGGTGTGTGCGGTGGTGCGGCGTGTGGTGCCGGTGCGGCGTGTGGGTGCGGTGCCGGCGGTTCTGGGTGAGTTGAATGACGACTCAAACTTCTTAACGCGCGACTCATGTACTTTAAATTTTAGAATTACATTGTGTGCGACCCAGGTGGCGGCTGTGCTACACTATGCATCTTGCGCAGTGCTTCTCCGATGCGTGCGTCTCCACTATTGGCGGAGTGCACAGTAACAACCATCATGCAGATTGAAAGCGCAAGGCGGTACTCCGCGCAGAGGGACATGCCGCAGCTGTACTTGATCGAGAGCTCGTCGAGCACGTCTGCCACCTGTGACATGTTGTCCTTAGCGACAGCGCCGAGACCCTGTAAGTTGAGCTGCAGCGGGTTGAAGTAGTCACGAGTGCAGACCTCGAGGCCGTTCATGACGCCCAGGTAGAGGTGATGCACAAGCTTGCCATCGTTCCCCGCACCGAGTTGCGTCTCCAGGAAATGAATCTCGTCTTCTATCTCCTCGATGGAGGTCTTAGCAGTTACTTTGTTGCGCGACTTTAAATGTGGGAAGCGCTGCTTGTACGCGTGAATGCGGTCTAACAACGGACTAGGATCGACTGGCTCTACGGACGGACCTGGAGTGGGTGGTGGTGCGGTTTCGCGCTTCAACCGCTCCTCTCGCTGAAGAAGACGCTTCTCCTTCATCAGGTCCAACTCATTCGGAGGCTTAATCTTGCTCTTACTCGCCTTGGTTTGCTCGCTCGCGGCTTCAATCACCTCTGGTTCGAACTCTGCAAGGTCGAGCGGGTCATCTCTCTTTGGCATCACTCTCTGCTGTTGGAAATAACGTCAACGAACAGCGTCAGGTAGCGCCAGAACTTGTCGTGCATGTCCTCGCGCTTGCGGATGCGTTGAAAGACGCTTGTGAGCTCAGTGGGAATGTCCACTGTCAGACCGTCCCAGTCTCGCTTGGCGATCTGTGTAGAGTTAGTACTTAGTATCCCTACGATGTAGGCGATTTCAGTATCTGTCCGTTCGGCGACGTACTGCTTGAGGTCCACGGATTGAGTGCCGAGCTCTGACTCAATCCAAGTCGTCATGTTAGTCAGCTTCTCGCGAAGGAAAGATCCTACTGTCTGACTCATGTGAAGAGGTAAACAGCCACAGCGACGGTTATAGGTATGGCCAGAAAATGCTGCATTGTGCTGTCCGGCCCAGGAGACAGCAAAGCGAAGGGCTTGCAAGCGCCGTTCTCATCGAACGCGTCCTTGGGTGTGCCGGTGCAGTACAGAAGCGACGCGGTCGCCACACCAGCGACGAAGCCACGCGCGGCGGGTCTGCCGAGACCGACGCTCACGAGCACGTCACGATAATCCCAGTCACTCATGCAATTCTTGCTTTAGAAGATTTACGGTGTACCTCCGGACGACAGTAGAGTACCACCACTGCCACCACTGCCACCACCACTGCCACTGCCACTGCTGCCACTAACAGCGAGTGGAAAAAGGCGCGAAGTTGCCGTATTACCTGCCGCTTCTATGCCATTTGCAACTGTCTCATCATCGTTGGCAGAAGCTGTAGGTGTGTTTGCATACATGTTCGTTGCCATGTTTCTCATGCCACGGCCAACTCCAAGCGGCTGTGCAGCATCTCGCATCGTCCAGGCTGCATCATTTGCCGCATGTGCTCCCGTCTGCGCCGACGCAAACGGTAGACGCACACCCTCATATCGCGTCTTATTGAACGCTCCAGGTGCAAGCGAGCCGGTGTGGTAGCCGAGACCCTTTGGCGTCTTGTGCTTAAGCATTGGTCCGGAGATCTTGCCCTGATCCACAAGGTATTTGAAGTGTAGATCATCAAATGTGTTGATACCATACGCGTCGATCATCTGGTTTCGCACTGCGTATTCGTAGTCTGTGTGCACCTGCGCAATCCGACGCGTCACAAAGTCGGGGTAGACCTCCATGAGCCAGCGCATCTCGCCGGGTTTGCGCGGGTCGATCAGCGTCTGTACGTAGCGATCAAAGTCCGCTAGCTCCGCCTGATCCTGCATGGCTCTGAGGTATTGGACCTCCCCATCCGTGATCGGATCTGTCCTGTGAACTACTACGCTATCCGCTTTAGCCGCAGCCCGAATCGCCTGACGCGCAATCATGTTCTCCTTCTCCTCTGTAGGGATCGAGTACTTGACTGGCAGCGCGGGCTGCTCGTTGTAGTAACTTGGCACACCTGCAAACCCCGTTGCGCCTCGATCAAATGTGGGTCCATTTTGATTTCCTGTGTAGGGTGCGGCGTAGCGTTGTTGGTCAGCGAACCTGCGCTGCTCTAGATCCATAGCGCGCGCCGTTCCAACGTCAGCGGGTCTGCTTTCAGGGCCAGCATTATCGTAGTACCCCATCGCACTTGGACCATCTCCGTAGCCCATGTTCACACATGTATTCAGAAATTCAGCCATGAGTAACCTGCAGCTTCAACCAGAGGTGGAAGCGCCCAAAGTGCGCTGGGTTGCCCAATCGGTCATACGCCTGGATTGTCAGAGTGCGCATGTTGCTGTTTGCTGGGACTGTGTGGCACACTAAGCCTTGAGGTTCGTAAACCGAGTACTCCGTGCCGCCGTTGCTCGTGTGTGAGGAGTCGCCGACTCGCAGGACCGCAAAGGCGCCCTGTGCGTACTCGTTGTTGCTGATCACCGCCTGACTCTTGCTGTCGAGCTCCTTGATGCGCAGGATCAGGTAGTCATCCTGCAGCATCTCATGCGAGTGATGCAGACCCACTGCGCGCTTGTTCACGAGTGAGTAGCCGAGCAACTTCACAGCGTCGACGCTCTTCACACCGTGGTCGAGCTGCACTTTGAGGTTCGCGTCCTCCGTCCAGTTGTTCGCCTTATAGAGCGGGTAGTAGAAACCTTCGCTCGGAATTGTCTCAGACGAATAAGCCTTCTGCGGGTTGCTCATGTATTCGTAGGCCAAGTGCCTGTGCTCAAGAGTTGCAAACTTAGTGGCGTCTGTTTGCCCAGCGGCGATGTAAGCCTGCTGACGATGGTAGATCGCCGTTGCGTCAGATCTGACTGTGTAGCGGGGCAGCACCGTGCAATTTAGAGACGCGTTAAGGCGCAAGGCAATGTGTGCAAAGCCAGTGGACCCTGTAGCAGCATCACCACCGTTAGAAGTAGTAGTAGGGGCGGGTAGTGTAGTCGGGTTCAATCCCTTAGCTAGACTACAAGCGCTGCTTGTACCATTTGATACACCACCAATGTGCTTGATTTCAAGTACTGTCAAGTAGTCTGTAAATCCTTCTGTGTGTTTGCCGCCAATTCGCACAAGATCACCTACTTTTATGTCATTGTATGCCGAGCGCTTAGGGCCTTGATACTCAAATGTCCAAGTCGGCAAAATCCACTCTGATGAATTCTCAGTGATATAGGCACTACCACTGGGGGTAAACTCTATGGACTGCACGGTGCAGCAGAAGGTGTCATCAAAGGAGTAGTCCTCGCCCTTGGTCACGAAGACATCCACCCATTTCTGTGCCATCAGCAGTGTCTTGGAAATTTCCAAGACACTCAATGCGGACACATGACATGGGATGCGCTGTGGTTTATGATCAGCGTCTGCTGGATCTCGCTTTTGATGACCTGGAGCATCTGCTGGCTGCTGAACGGCCGGTACCTGTCGAGCCTGGTAGCTGCTGTGTTAGCTGTGGTGGAGGTGAACTCGATTACGCTGGATCCATGTCGTCTCACCCCGGCAGCCTCGTTTGTAATCGCTGCGGCGTGGTACAACCAGGTTGTGTGTTTTACGAGACTATGTACGGTCGAGATTGCCCTCGTAAAACGAGCAATTACAAACGCATTCACCACTGGCACGAACGCGTCTCGCAACTACTCCTTATGGAGAGCCAGATTCCTTATCATGAGATGCTTCGAATTGCGGAGAAGCTGTGCGACGGCACGCATGCCGTTATCGACAAGGACACTGTCCGCTCAGTGCTCCGATCTCTAAACCTGCAGTTGTACATTGAGAAGTGGCTGCAGATCATCTTTCGGGTCACACGCATTGCGCCACCGATCCCTGGGAGTCTACTCATCCAGATGCTCGACCAGTTGTTTCTCGATTTGCAAGAGCCTTTTAACTGCTACCGCGTGAAGGGACGCAAGAACTTCCTTAACTACAACTATGTTTTCTGTAGACTCTTTCAGAAGCTGGAGTGTCATCAGTTCTGCATGTTCTTCCCTCTAATCAAGAGTAAGCAGAAGCTAAGGCAGCTCGACGACATGTGGAGTAACATGGTCGGCGCGATTGATTGGGAAGTTAAACCGCTGGAATATGTGGCACCGTTTGCTGTACACCTCGAGCAACCTGCGCTTTTGCTACAGCGGCTAGCGAGCGAATACGTGCCGCCAGTTCTGGCTGGGATTCAGCCAACCCAATTGAAAACGGTATTCCGAACGTTGGGTCGTCGATCCGCAGAGAAGCTGGTAGCAGAGCGACAGCCACACCATTCAAAGCAGTTTGAACAAGAGTCTCAAACACCTGCTGTTGGATCGAAGCGCCGTCGGTCGGTGAGGGAAGGACTGCCTCAATTGCAGCGCCGCAGATGATGCCATACACGATCTGTGACACTGAGATCTGAATTGCGCGTGACGTTGCCATCACGATGGCTTTGGAAATTAGAGCATCGTATTCCACGGTGCGGGGAATAGATCTTTCACAGCGAGGAGCTGACCTCGTGACTCCGACCCCGTGCTTGGGGGCACGTCGTTGTCGTTCATCGCCGACTGCCAGTAATCCGTACTCCCCATCTTGAACTTGCCGGGGTCCTGCGCCTTCCACCAGTAGAGCATCTCGAGTGGGTCAACTGTGTGCTCTGGGCACGTGTCCACTACAAGCACCTCGTTGTCTTCCGTGTACGCGTCCAGGATCTGACAGAACGCGTCTTTGGTCAAGAAGTCTGCAAAGTCCTCGTACAGAGCCTCACGCTGTCTGTTTTGAATACACTTCATGATGAAGCAGTAGTCCGTGTTGCCGCGCAGTGTGGGTGTGATCGCTTTGGCATATTGAGTCGTAATGAGCACGAATAGCTTGTAGTGCCGACCAGCTACAAACAGCTCCATGATGTTCCTGTCCCAACGAATTTGGGAGTCGCTGATCACGTCGTCCAGCAGCACGAAGAACGGCGCCTTCTTCTCTTTCTCCTTGTCTGTGAGGTTCTTGTTGTTTAGTATGCGCTTCTGTCGTCTAAATACGGTGTCGAGGATTGCTGGATCGTACTCTTTAAAAATGTATTTTTCAGGGATGTACTGTCTCCAGAACTTGTTCAGTTCATCGGTTTGACTTATAACAATTCCGGCGCTAATTTTGTCCTGCATCAGGTACATTAGATTCCTAAAGACCCACGACTTGCCTGTGCGCCGCTTCCCTACGGCAACTATCGTGGCGTCGAGCTTAATGTCGTCTGGGTTGAACTCTTTAAGATCCGGAAGCTTCACTTCCGCATAGTTGTCAGAGGCGAGCACGGGCATGGTCGCATGCTTACCGAAGACCTTGCCACTCTTCTGTGGGTCAGCATTCTCGTTGTTCATCTATGGAGAGTCAGAAGATGGAGGCTGCTCGACGTATGCCTGTGCAAAGGTGTAGGTCTGGCTTCCGAAGATAGGCACGTTCTCCTTGTGGTCGAGCTTCGAGCGCTGACAGATGACTGACACGTCGTCAAAGCTCCACTGTATGCCAAACTTGTCGCCACCAACACCTGTGTAGATCTGCGCCGCGTACACAGTCGCTGCGACGACGTCTCCGGGACTCACGCTGCCATTTGCAATGACTGCTCCAGTGTGGTCACAGATGTTGACGCGGCGTTCGAAGCGACCACCCATGCCGTCCCACGTGTACTTTGGAGTGGAGAGCTGCACGGAGTTACCGATCAAAGCGCCGCTGTTCTTGTCATACTTAGGGCGGACTGTGCGGATCTGTAGCATCTTGATCTCGTCACGACTGAGGTTCTTCCGCCCTAGGATCTTGAGCTGGTTTTGGAAGACAAAGTCGAGCAGCTTGTCGTCGATGTCCGTGAGGAGCTTAGCCATCAGCGAGAAGCCGGGGTTCGTTGCCTCCGAAATAGGCGCGTCGGTGAGGTCCAGAGAGAACTTCGCCTTGGTTATCTCCGTGGGTCCCCACATCGTACCAAAGTTGCCATCGCCCGTGCAGCGCGGCCAGTGAGTCACGCACGCGGGTGAGACGAACGCAACGTCACTAGAGTTTGTACCTATGTGCATGCCAAGTGTTGACTTCCCGTGCTTATCGCTACCGAGACTGAAAATCAACTCTTCCGAGTTCACGAGCTGCAGTGTGACGAAGTTGCGGCGATTCATTTGTAGTATCTGAGAGGTGGGTTCTGTCGGCGTGTGTCGGGGTCACGTGTGACGTGAGCGAGTGCAGTTGTGGTCGGCATGTAGTCTACCTTCTGGAAATCTACCGGAAGTTTCACGGAACCTTCGGCAGTTGTGAATTCAACGGTTTCAGATTGGCCTATGCCAACTCCCATACGGGTTCGTGAACTGTTCATAGTTGGCACGCCGCTACCATATTTCTGCGGGACGTCTCTTCGCCGCCTTGGTTCGGTGTCACACAAGACCGGTCGATTCGCATGCTCCGGTGTAAAACTACCTATGAAACGCGGTACCATGTCCGGTCTGTCGCCCTTAGGAAAGCAGTGTGCAAACGTCATCTGACTCATCACTCACGCGTTAGAATCTATGGTTCGCCTAAGCCACGCATACACTGGTGCTCGTTCCAGCACGACATGTATTGCCCACGTACACGACAAAAATTGTGTAGGTACTCGTGAACTAGCGTGGAGATAAGATGCTCCCAGGTCATTGGCATCTCGGAGTTAATCCAGATGTGCACACCGTCTGTGAGGCCGAGCAGATCATCACCAAGAGCAGCGAGCTCAGCATTCCGCAGTAACTGTCGTTGCTTCTGTGGCTCGAACTTCACCTGTTGCGGCTTGCAGCGGTACTTGCGTGTCGCGAAGCGCGAGAAGTGCTTCTGCAGCAGCTTTGAATGGCGAGTAACGATCGATGCTGCATATGGCTTTGCTCGAGTCAGCATTTGCTGTGTCACACACTTCTCCTTCTTCAGATCCCGCGACGGTGGAAAGACGCTGTCGCTTGTTGGACGCCATCTGGTTTGCATCATCAGTGGAGTCAGAATCTTCAGACGCCGGTGGCGCAGTTTGTATGTGTGCTTTCCAGTGCAGAAGGTCAACTCCTGTGTCCATCGCAGCCTCGATGCGTGCTGCAATTGTCGCACGCTCTTCTTTGCTCAATGGTGGTGGAGTGGGTGAGAGAGCTTGAATCGATGCATAGATTGCCGAGTAGAAAGAAAGCAAGTAGTCAAACGTCTCCGAGTCGCGGTGCACACGGTACACGGCCATTCCCTCCGGAGTCCAACAGACGTAGTCACACCACTGCCGGCCCGTGATCTCGAGCAGACAGTTGATTTGCATCCAGTAGTGCCCTGGTACCTTCTCATGGATGCGTGACGCGCCGTTGCGCTTGTAGTAGTACGGACACTTCACCTCAATCAAGCCCTCTTCGCCTACAAACCCGTCTGGTGAGCCAGCCAGCCAATTGTAGTGTGGGTGCGAGTGCAGGCCCGTTGATTGCACATAGTTGCCGGTCTTGGACATGTACGAGACGATACCGTTGGCTTCGTTATTGACACCCCACGTGCATGCAGGGTTCGCAGGCTCCATTGCCTCAGCCGTGACCTCGCCTGTCAGGGGGTTGATGCCAACCTTGCGTTTCTTTGTAATGCCCATGCAACGCTCGTAAGCCTGCTTACGGCTAACGTATGACACTTGCCCAAGCAGCGCGCCGAGATTAGAGCAAGTCAGCTTCCCGCGCCGTGCCTCGTACCATGGAGCCGTCCTCTGCTGTAGGTGTGCCATGGCTTAGTACAAGTCAGTTTGGAAATTATCTTCTGAATGTAGAGTAAATGACGTGGGGTTGGAACTCCAATGACGTCAGTGTACGACTTGGAGGCACAAGAGGCACGCCAGAAGAAGCGCGCATACCTGAAGCGTGGCCAGCGTATGAAGCTGAGTATCTTAAAAAACGTCTTACTACAGAGAAAAATGCAGTCTATGACCCAACGAATATGGATTCTAGTGCAAAGCAGGTGTACCTCGACAAGGTCTCTGAAAACTACAAAGCAGAGGCTGAGGAATGTTTGCGTCGCGAGTTCAATGACTGGTTGCAGGGCAAACATAAAGCTAATCAGCTTGGAGATTTTGGTGGCGAAAAGTACGTCAACCAGCCTGGAAAACCTGTACGTCGTCAAACGTACAGGATAGGCGACGAGGTGATAGCTGCCGTAAAAGATGATTGGCGGCATACATGGTGGGGTGCCGCACAACTGACACATCTACCGGGAGTGCGTGATTACTTGCGACGTAATGCAATGGAAGTCGCAAAGGCGGACGTTTACATGAACTTGTTAGCTGAACATGGCCCGCAAGATCTAGAGAGTGCATGGATGTACTTTAAACATTGGGTCAAGGGACGACCGCTTAGTGATAGTGCCGATATGTGCGATCAGGAATTATACGGACCCGGCACAAGATCTGATTTTGGGCCGCACAATCCTATTGAGGAGATCTACGCAGCGCAGCAGCATAAAGGCAGAGAATTGGATATAATTGCAACCCGGATTGGACGGGCAGCAGGAAGGCGCTCAGAAACAGTGAGAGCCTTAAGTTTAGGTGGCGAGGTCAGTAAAAGCAGACTTTTGCCAAAAGAGCAGCAGGAACAACAGGAATTGGATGAATTGCGAGCTTTATCAGCACAACCGCCGAACACACCTCCACCTCCAGCTGATCCGCCACCTGATCTACAAACAAATCAACGTGTTAATTTTGCGCAACAGCTTGAAGCGGCTCAGAATCAGTTGCAAACTGTTACAGAAGCTGAGGAAATTGTAGAGTTAACTGAAGAGGAGCAAGCAAAACTGCAAGAAAGTAAAGAACAAGTTAGGACACATCAGGAGAAGGTAGAGGCAGCAATGGCAAAGTTAGACGCAGCAAAGAACGAAGTGAGTACATTCCAGAGAGTGTTCGGAAGGACAGGGCTACTTTCAACTCCTCCAGGCAAAGTGTTGCCTTACAGCTCGCAAGCATCTGGAGCACCCTTACCCTTTACTCCGGCAGCTCCAGGAGCACGCGCTCCTCCTAGAACAGTAGATGCGCGCTTTTTTTATAGCCATCGGAACCCGGACACAAATTTTGTAACGCCCATAACCATTGACTCTTTAAACAGGTCACGCGACCAGTTAGCAGCGGAACGACGAGTCACCGTAGAGACATTACCGATAAAGCCTGAGACAGTAGGATTGCCGCCATTGCGCACTGGAGCCACGATGCCAAAAGCAAATGTACCAGCAGGATCTAGCACAGGACCAGCTGCAAATCTCAGAGTTCGATCACAAACAGGACCACAAGGAGTCCTTGGTGCCGCTGATAAAGGTCGCGGTCAGAAACCCATGATACCGAGAGCGGAGGGTAAACAGCGTATGGCGTCTTAATTTTCCAGACAGTAATTAATGGAGCACCCATTCTTCAAGAGCCGCGACCGCTTCCTGCAGATGGGACCGCAACGCTACCTCGAGGACCTCAACCGCACCTATAAGAAGCTCCCTGCGCGAGACAATGCGGCGTTCGAGAGAGCGCGTCAGTTTCGTGAGAAGGAGAAGGCGCAGGTGCATGCACTTGCGGAGGAGAACGAGCTCTTGCGCTCGCAGTTGGGTGACTACACGACACGCGCGGCGGACGTGATGCGGAGGCAGATGGCTCACATTAAGGAATTAAATTCCAAGCTGGAGGCAGATGCTCGTGAACGTAGCGGCGCTGACAGCAGCCGCACTGGCCGCGAGAATGATGACGAACCCCGCATCGAAGAGTGCAGCACGGGGCGTGACGATGACGTGTCAGGAGAAGTTCTGCGCGCCGACGTACCAGATTCTAGTGGACTCGCCGCAGAACACGCTGATGAGGGACGACCGACCGACGGAACCGACGATAGCGGCAGCGTACAAGCTGAGTAAGCAAACCTACTACACGGAGGCACACGAGCACCCAGGAGTGCGCTTGGTCGCTCACACAGTCATGTAGTTATTTCTGAAGTAGAGTTAATATGGCACCCCAACTGCAGCTGAACCAAGGTCCGCAAGATGCGCTCCTGTATGACAACACTCGCTCGTACTTCACAAACGTGGGCTACGTGCGCACCTCCAACTTCCAGCTGGATCTGCAGGACGTTGAACCGCAAAGTGCTGCGTCGTTCGGATCCACAGCGCAATTCATCATCCCAAAGGCCGCCGACCTCCTTGGGCCCTTGGATCTCATGGTCGAATTTGAGCAGTCTACAGGACTTGGGTCCGCAATCAACAATGATAAGGCTGCTTTTGTCGGATGGGTTGAGTCCGTAGGGTACGCAATGATTGAGCACATCACCTTTGCTGTCGGCTCACATGACGTCGAGCGAATCAGCGGTGATCAGCTCTACCTAATTAATGAGCTCATGCGGTCTGATGAGCACCGCTTTGCAAAACATATTGGCAAGACTGGGCGTCCGCTTGTCCGTGCAAATTGTTCAGGCAGTGCATGGAGCCCTGTGTACGACACTGACACATTGTCAAACAGCAATAATCGCTTGATTGCGAATCGGATCGATGCTTCTGGCGTTGAGACGAGCGTGCACTACGACGGCAAGAAGCTCATCATCCCGCTTGGGCTCTTCTTTACGAAGCACCCATCCGTTTACTTCCCTCTCGCCGCGATTGCTGGCTGCAATGACATCCGCATTTCTATCAAGTTCCGCAGCTATAAGGAGCTCATTCAGATTGTCACGAATCAAACAGTCGGTAGTGGAGCCGTCACAACGGCCGCACCCTTGGATTTGTCTAGTGCTGAGGTACCGACGACGAAAATGAAAGAGTGCTTCCTGCGAGCGCACTTCATTCACGTCACAGGTCCCGAAGCAGCACAGCTGTCAAGCAAGGAGCATGTGCGCCTGCTGAAGCTATGGGGCAACCCTCATCAAAGCACAAGGTCTCTAAAGGGCGGTGGATCCAGCAGTGGAGGAGCTTATGCTGCAAGCACTACACTCTTTGATCTGGAGCTGCCGTTCCTACATCCGGTGCAGGAGCTTGTGATCATCATTCGCAAGACGAGCGAGATGAGCGATTCCGTGGATGCAACGGCAGTTGTAGGCGACTATGACAAGAAAGCAAGGACGAAGAACTACTTTGCCTTTCATGGTGGCGGGAAGGACCCTAACATCGATTCACAGAGGAATATGACTAAAGAGTCCAGCACCTCGGTAGAAGTCGAGCACTACCTGAAGGTGGACAACTTTAAGCTGACGCTGAACGGGCAGGAGCGGCACTCTGCGCTCTCGAAGGGTCTCTCTCGTGACTACTTGATCGACCGCCTGATGCCCATGATCCACAGCAACACGTCCACAACGTTCATGAATATTCAGGACAATCACCAGGACACATCAGGATCTGTCACAGACTTCACGCAGGACGACTTCAAGGCGCTCGGCGAGATGTTCGACCGCAAGGAGATCTATGTCTACCCCTTTGCGCTGAACCCCGAGGGTGCCAACCCAAGTGGAGCGGTGAACTTCAGCAAGGTCTCACACGCTAAGCTGCGCATCGAGGGACAGGTGTACTCGAGTGTGGCGGATACGAACGGTGTCGAGTATCGCTGCGAGGTGTGGGGCGTGCACTACAACTGGCTCGCGATCAAGGACGGCCGTGCGATTACGAGCTTTGCTTAATTTTCGCATGCAAGTGCAATGAGTTCATATGAGCCGGACTTTATAGAGAGAAATGGGGCGTGGGTGCTGACGATAGTTGGCATGTTCATCACCTGTCTCTCAGGTGTCTTAGTGTACTTCCTGAAGAGTAGATGCACGACCATCAAGTGCTGTGGGTTTGAGTGTCAGCGTGATGTTTTAGATCTTACGACGGTCACTGAGGATGAGCTAGCAGTTGAACTCTCTCGACGTGGTCTGCGTAATTCTAATGTGTAAATCGTATGGCACACCTCATCGTAGCGATTGATGTGGGTATAAAAAACGTGGGTCTAACTGTGTTCGACTTTTGCCAAAGCAAGATAGTGTTTTGGGACTGTGTAAGTCTCGTTCCCAACGGCCGCTACGTGCCGATGAACAACGTGGATTATGTAAGAGATTTCGTGAAGCGCTACGAGCACTACTTTGATAGTGCTCAAAAGGTGCTGATTGAGCGGCAAATTAGGTGTAACATGCGCATCGTCGAAGCGGTGCTGCAGACCTTGTTTTACGACAAGTGCCTAATTATCTCTGCCCGAAGTGTGAAGGCCCACTACGACTTGAGCACGAAGAACTACAAACAGAACAAAGCCAAAGCTGTGGAGTGGGTGTCTAACTTCGTTAAGAACAATGCGGACGCCTTCTACCCTGCGGCGCGCGAGTGCTTCAGTCAGCGCAGTAAGCAGGACGACCTCGCGGATTCGCTGCTTCTCGTGCTCTACTACTTGGACACATATTCCAATCAGGCTACAAACACGTTGTATGCCTTCTTCCAGCTGCAATACGAAAGCGGACAGCTACTTTGAGCCGCATGCAGACGATGAACCGATGAGTGACGAGCCTGTAGAGGATGCATTTGAGCCGGAAGCTCGCGGTTACTTCGCGTGGCTTGAGCAGAACTGGGACGCACTCAGCGAGTTGTGGCGCGGCTTCCGTCGTGACGGGGAGACTATGTTTGGGCGTGCTTTCTTTCAGTTTGGTACTTTTGAAAATTTCACGACGACCATCTACAGGTTTACACAGCCTTAACTTAATCTAACGACTTGGTACATGTCTGCGTGGGTTCTAGGACTAGCTCTATCCGCTGGGTTCCTCATGAATAAGAACTTCCAAACCAAGTCCCGTCTGATCCAGGCGGAGTCGGAGTACCAAGGGGCTGCAGAGCCAGCAACAGATGGGGTCACATCTGAGGAGGTGCGCAAATCCTGGCGCAACACGGACTTTGCAAGATTTGGTGACTACGCGGAGGACCTCGACCATAAGGAGAAGCTACACGTTAATCGCTTGGTCCAGCAGCAGCACTCGGCAGTGGAGTCTTTCGAGGGCGCCCACGCTTCTTCGGTTCCGATTCAGGGGGTGCTGATGGACGGACGCTTTGATTGATCCGCTTGTAGTGCGTCTCACGGTTGCGTTCGGCCTGGCGTTTGTATGCATCCTGTAGTAGCTGCGAGGTGTCCTTCGCCTTCGAGTGCTCGACTGCAGCCTGGTCGCGGCGCATCTGTTCCTGCTGCATTGCGTACACTCTGGGGTCTCCATAGCGGGCTTGAAGACTGAAGTTGTACTGGCCTAGTTGACCTTGCATGCGCTCAGACATTTGTCGCGTCATAAAGGAGATCTCTGGGCTTGCCATACACTTCACTTGTAGAAAATTTTCTGTTACAAATGCAGATGACGCTACCCGAATGTGGCAGTCCTGACTATCGATACATGGCACCGCTCGCTGGAGCGATGACTGCAGCTACGGGACTCAATCAGACCTTCCCCTTGCCTGCTTATGTACATGAAGCACTCGCGGGTGCGGCCACGGACGTCTATTGCAGCGGCTCAGTCGAACCTAACTCGCAGCTGGCCATGTGTGCTGTTGGCGGAGTCATGGGTGCAGAGATCTACAAATCCTTTGGCTGGCTTGGTCTGGGTCTCACTGTGTTTGCGGTACGCTCCGTGATGGTGGCGGCGTAGGTGCACTTGGGAAGCTCGCTGTGCTTGTATCATTCACGAATGTCGATGGCAGAGTCGCTTTCATATTCGCATAGCAGAGATGCCAAATGTTTGCTACATCGACACTTGTTGACGTGAAGCGGACGTTCTGCACATGAAGTGGCGAGTTACGCTCGTTGCCGATGTAGATGTACATGTTGTACTGATATTCGTAGGCATGCCGGCCCTTCGTACAGAGCATGTCGCGAATGTTAATGTAGCAGCTTGGAATCGTAATTCCGCGCCATTCGTAATTCGTAACGGTCACGCCCATCTAATTGATGCATAGAAAAACTTAAGGTACGATGCGCACGATCTCCCCCGTCGTCGTGTCGATCCCAAGCACCTGCACGTTTGCAGGCAGTCCGTTCGTCCAATATCCAGCAGTGGACTCCTGACGCGAGTTGACGAAACTCGAGGTTGCCTTGACAAAAAAACCAGTGCCACTTGTGTTGTAAGCACCACCCGAAGAGTTCAGACAGATGCTGTTTGCGTGCTGCTGCCACTGTCCAGCGGCTGACCCGATTGCCACAGCATTCGCCCCCTGCTGATATTGTCCCGAATTGACACCGATAGCAACGCCATGATATCCCTGGTTATTGCTTGCAGCATTATACCCAACCCCAATTCCAGCAGTTCCTTGAGATGTGTGCCCTGCTAAAGCTCCAATCCCGATTGCACCAAATGACTGATTGGCATTACCGGCATTATAGCCGATTGCGACAGCCTGAGCACCCTGACTGGAGTTGCCTGCTAATGCACCAATTGCAGTCGTGCCTTCCGCATTATTCGTTTGCGCGGACTGATGACCCACAGCGGTCCTGGATGTCGTAGCACTAGTGGCGCTGCTATTTGCCGCTCCACTGGCGTGTCCAAGTTGCACGTCTGAGGTTGCCGAACTCCAGTGAGTCGCGAGATTGTGATTAGCTTGCAGGTAAGCGTGCACAGTGGCACCGGACGGCGACAGTAGGTGATGCCCACTTGAATCACTAGCCGCGATCACAGCAGTGCTCCCTGAAGCCGTGTACGCCTGACACGTAATTGGTTGATTGACATTGTCCCCCAGAATCATAGCGGGTGTGGACTTAACCCGTGTAAATGACTTAACGGCGTCGTTAGAGTTATCCGGGTTCTCTAAACTAAACCGATCAGTAATGACATTAGGGCAATACATCGATAGCACACCTAATTTAGTGCGAATTTGAGTGGATATGTTGGGGTATGGCACAAGGTAAGCGCGTTGAGCAATCACTGCATTAGTCCAGCTCATGACCCCATTTTGGCTTAAGATCTTCCAGCCTACTAGAGTAGACGGCTCCACTACATCATTTATTGTGATTGACCTGCCGTTGAGGTAGATCTCGTCTGCTTCGAGTCGCTTCACAACTAGTGTGCGCTGAATCAAGCTGTCGCGAAAGATAGTGTTGTGACGACCCTTTGCTAGTTGCATCACCTTAGATTCAGAAGTTTCTTAGACACTTCTGATGTTCATCCCTCGACACATGCACATGAAGAGGAGGACTCGATCTCTGTGTAAGTGGTGCCACACACGAAACGCAATCAAGGAGTCGTATCGTGTGCGCGACGGGCCGGTCGATCACTACTTCTGTGAATACGACTGTTATGCTTTGTGGCTGCGTTATCGTTACAACTTGCTGATTGGGCCAATCTTAAAAATGAACTCGATGCAGCGTCAGGAGTTCTTAGGTGGCGTGTCGATCGAGCAATTCATTTCTGATTTGGTTGTGAATGCGGACCCAAAAGGTCGTCTCGGCTCTGTTGGCGTATGCCACGTACCTTGCGGTGAAGTGCCCGTGCAAGCGGACACTCGCATGCCATCTTCCTGAGTTTTATTCTAGTGTAGGGATAGCTACGGCGCTCGTTGCGTTTGAGAATGCTCTGCCCTGACGAGTGCTATCTCTGCCACGGCTTACGAGGTCATAAGAGGTTGAGAGACTGCATGTGTGAAGTTTTTAATGCTGAGTTTGTTGCAGCGGATCTGGAGTACAAGAGGTTACAGGACTTGTTTAAGGATGTGTGCTGGTACAGTTTTGAGACGAATTGTCGACGTTGGCAGCGACCGTGGCCTGAAACTATAGGATTTAGTCACGTGGAGCTCTGTGGAGCGGTGTATGAGACGTTTATTAGAAACGGACGCGAGCGTGAGGCAGGGCGATTCCCAACTTACTACGCAGGTCCGGTGAGGAGTGCACCGCTCCTACCGCCCGCGGTTTTGCTAGATGAGTTACGGGACGCCAAGAGATATCGCGATCAGTGTTTGCAGCAGTCGACAGCGCCACATGACTGGGCTCCAGGTGGCTGCAAGTACAACGAGCTGCTGCAAGTCACACAAGTGCCTACAGAGTTCAGCAAAAGAAAGCTACAGGCACTTGAAGCAGCTGCTACTATTTCCAAGCGCATACAAAACGATGTGTGATCCAGACGTCGCCAACGTGATTTCGTGGGAGGGCCGTTCGCAACGCAAGCGCAGAGCACCGCCACTCTATTGGGATGAATACGTAGCCACGGATACGTGGTACACCAACGCTCTGATCGAGGATGTGCCTCCAGATGAGTTCGACGCAGCTGTGCATGAAGATGTAGACGATACGGGCGAGGAAGGCGACTCAGAGCCCGATGAACCTAGCGAGGACGCTGATTACGTGAGCGCGGAAATTCCAAGTGACGAGGAGGATGAAGAGTCTGGAACAGAATCCACCAGCGGAAACACCACCGAAGAAGAAGAGAGCTTATAACGGACCTGCGAAAGGTAGTGATGAAGCAAAACGTAGGATGACAGCGGTGCGAGCCGCACAGTGGGCGAAAAACGGCTTAAAAGTAGACGGTCGTAAATCAGTTTCTAAGCCAACAGCAAATGAACGTCCCTGATCTTGTCTCACTCGCGCTTATGTACATTGTTCTTTTCAATCTCACGCGAGAGGCACATGCAAGCAGAGATCAAACGCAAGCTGCAATCGAGCACGTGGCACGCTCACAACAGGCCATTCAGAGCGCCGCCACGAACTCTGGATAGCTCGTGCCATACCAGTCGAGCCATGCAACCTTGAAGCCGTCAATGTAGTACAGGATGAGTGCCCTTGCCTCGTGGAAGTGCTCGTTGAAGTAGAGCAGCTTATCCATGATCTTGCGCATCGACTCGAGCAGCCAGGACACTGCACTACGCTGCTCCTCGAGCTGCTTGCGGATCTCCTCGATCTCCTTCTTGTTTGCTTCTTCCCGCTGGAGTGCATGCTGGACTTGCATCAGGAGGTAGACATGGTCAGTCTTGCGCAAGTTCTCGTTATCGACCACTTGAGCCTCGAGACGGTCGTCGGCTTGCTCCAGGAGACTGCACCAGTTCTCCAGCTCCTCCACGCGCTCCGTCAGCACCTCGCTGCGGTCGATGAACTCTGGCATTGCCTCACACAGATTCCACAGTGTGTTGCGGAACGTGGCTCTGAAACCGCGAAACCGCTGGCTCTGAAACCGCTGCCTCTGAAACCGCTCGGACTACTTGTAGGTTCACAATCCTTCATTCTGCAACCTCATCCCGGCTCGTGACGGTCCCGCCTGCTGCCCATGGCGCTCCCACTGCTCAAGCTCGAGAAGGAGGTCCGTGTTGCGATCGATGGCGGCTCGTGGCGTGCGATCATCAAGGAGCTCAATGCTGGCTTCCAGGCTGATCGTCTGCTGAAAGAGGTGTGTTTCCTGCATGTCGCATGAGCGAGTTTGTTTTGAATGTGTGCTTTGCCGTGCTCACAGTATGTGGTGATCGATATCACCAGGGCATTGTGCAGTCTCACAATGCTCAACGAACACGAAGACATCGTGTCCTTCACCGAGGACGCCATCGCACCTTCCTGCGAGCTCTGGGACTCTGAGAGCCAAACCAAGCTGCCAGGAGTGACCATCGTGGATGTCACTTCCTACTATCGTTTCATCATGGGCCCCCGCACAGCCCTCTCACTCTTTGCAAAGGGCGATGTCGGAGAAAGCATGGTGCCCGACTTCCAGGAGCTGTACGACGCACAGACCAAGCTCTTGGCTTTCATCACTCTTCGCTACTGCCTCAGCTTCCGTGAGAGCGAGTTCTACAAGTACTCGGACCGCGAGACGTACACGATTGGCATCCCGGAGTCACAGCCCGACCTCGTGGAGGTGCACAATCACCACAAGAAGCTCTCGAAGCACAAGGCAAAGCAGCTTATGGACTCAGGTGTTGTTCCATCAGGAATGCACACCCGCATGAAGGCAAAGGGTGAGCCATCGTCCCTTGCTTATGTGATGGCCGTCAACGAAGGCCTTGTGCCTTCTTGATGGGCTGGTAGATAGCACGCGCCATCGTAGCGAGATCGCGGCCGCTGGCAAGTGGAGCATGCATGTTTGTCATGGTCCAAGCGCGCATGTGTCTTGCTCGAACACCCGTTGTAGCTGAGGCAAAGGGAAGTCGGACTGAAACCACAGCTCCCATCGTAAGTCTTATAGAATTTTCTCATGTGAATACAATGGTTACGACACGACGCACACCGGATGGAAGATTTGCTGGCGGTGCGGCCCCAGCAGCAGCAGCACCTCGAAAGGCACCAATGGCTCGTAAAAAAGCGGCAGCACCGGCTTCAAGGACTCGATCGGTGAAGAAGAAGTGTCGAAGGGGCCCGAACGGCGTGTTTTGCAACGTGAACAAGGACGGCACCAAGAACAAGGGCTGGAAGGCAGCTAGGGCACGTTCGTAGTTTCGTACTGCAGTGTGAAGTGTATTATATCTACTGACAAGAACCACGTCACGCCTATATTCACTCGATTTACACGAGTAATTCGAACCTACACGAGTCGAACCCACGGACCCCCTAAAAAGCAGTATGAAAAATAGCAAAATCTAGGGTCACCTCGAATCCGCCCCCGCGCGGCGAGGACCTCCTGACCCAATTTTCACTAGCTAGACGCACCGAACCTGCCGCTTCCCACTGGTTACAGCACACTCGAGAGTGGCTTTCGACCCTTGTTACAGTGGCAGCGACCGAGTGTGCCACTGAGCATAACCGTGAAATGCCTGAGTGTGCAGTGGATTGTGAAACGGTCGAAATGGCGGTTTCAGTGCACACACCCAAAAAAGGCAGCTGCCAAATGCAGAAGGCAGTGGAAACCGTCCGAAAATGGCAGTCGCCCGATTTGGGTTGCAGTGTCACGGTGCCACGTGCCCGCGACCACGTGGCCCGCTCCAGTGAGCCGAAATTGTTGGAGTGCTCGCAAATCTCGGAATGGCCGAGAT